TAAATCGTTATACAAAGCATCTTTGTGTTCTGGCTTCATACCACTGGCTAGATGAGAATGAAATTCTTCTTTCTTACCAGATGATGCTAACTCTCTTAATTTAGTTCCAGAGATACCAGCAACACCTTTAGCGTTTTCATCTCGTTCACCAGATGAACTAAATGAGATGTTTTTAAAATTGTAGTTACCATGAGCACCAGCGACACCATTGTATTTCTTAAGTAAATCATACATTGGTTTGCGATCTGAACCACCAACAAAGTGTAAGTGTGTCACACCCTTAGCATGCAGATCAGCTGCATGTTGTAGCACAGTTGGTTTGTCTTTGGAAGCAACTTCAATGTTAGTTCCAGGAAATGCATTTCGTGCATGCTTTAATTTTGTTTCTGGATCAAGAGGATTCTTACCATCTTTTGTATTATGAGAGTGAGAAAGAATCAAAGTATGACCACCACTAACTTCTTTGGCTTTGTCTTTGATAGTCTTAACAACTTCTTCATGACCAGCAGTTGGAGGATTCATACGCCCATATGCCATGACATGGTGATTCTCAGAAGCATTAGTATTACCTACTGGTGCACCACGAGACTTCAATAGATTCTGACGAGCAAACTCTGAACGATTGACCAACTTGGTTGGCTCTGTGACACCATTGTGAGTATGATTGTAAACAAAACCTTCTGGCTTGGAGGCGACACCACCGATAGAATGTTCATAACCACCTTCGTTTGATTCAAGACTATTAACCAATTCATTCTTGGCATTGGCAAGATGACTATGCATCTTTAGTAGATTGTCGTAGTGTTCTGAGTTTTTCTCAATATGTTTTAGTTGATTGCCAGTGTGGTCGATAATCTCTTGCTTCTTGGCAGGAGTTTTAATCTTATCGAACTTCTTCTTCATCTGTGAAGAAACATGGTCAGAGAATCCTTGAGTAGAAGGTGTTTCTCCAGTACGAACTGTTTGATTGATATAAGTTGCTAGATGACCTGCTTCACCGCTATGTTCTGGGTGAATTGCTTTATACATCTTAGCACCATGAGTCTCATGAATAGTCTTGGCTTTAGATAATTCACCAAGTACTTTCTGTTGAGATTGTTCAGAGTATTTTGCACCTGCAGCATCGTAGCTGGCAGTGTGGTGATAGATGTCTGGATGAGAACCAAAATCACCTTCAGAAACATTACCAGTTGCACGCATGTTGCTTAGGTTAGTTCCTTCGTATTTGGTATGAGTAACTAAACCAAATTTAGATTTGTTAATTGATGCAGCTTTATCACCCTTTGCACCATAAGTGATAGTGTTTGGTGTGAAAGAAGTTTTATCTCCTTCTTTCTTAAGATCAGGTTTCGTGAACATCACATCACCTTGGAATACACCTTTCTTTGGTGCAATCTTTGGTGCATGTTCTAATGCTGCTTTAAGTTTTTCTACAAGACCTGGAGCATGTCCGTGATTCTTCTCGACATCTTCAGGTGTATAATTTAACTTTGGATTTTTATTAAAGGCAGACTTTGACGCAACAAAGAATTTACCAGTTTCTGGATGATGTCCATAAACCAAAGATGGTGAACCATCATACTTCATTGTCAATTTGTTGGAGTTCATACCTTGTTTGGTATGAAAGTGTGCACCATGTAGAGCATTATACGCATGATTGAATCCGTCTGCTCCGTGGAACAGTGGACGATCCTCAGCATGAGTAATGTGTTTTAGTTTTGCACCCTCTTCAGTCGGTGCAGCCTCAGTCAAAAAATCTCTAAATCCTAGTATCATATTACTATTATACCCTAAGTTGCAATAATTGTCAAGCGATAACCCTACAGAATTGAGGGGATTATTGTAGCTTGAAAGTACCTACTGCGCTCTTGTGAGCACCAGAGGATGATTTAATCGTATAACGTGCAGCAACTACTGGCTTATTAGTCTTGGCATGGATACCTTTAATGGTAACTGATGTTCCTTTTCCTGGAACTACATGTAAAGAATCTGGTTTGAATTGCGCTAGATGTTCGTCTGCTAAACTGTGCATTGGTTTAATAACGGATTCTGCTTCTCCACTTTCTTTAACTTTACTGTGCACAACTGTATGAGGAATGTGAGTATTTGGTGATACATTCTGACGAATAATATTTGCTAGATCTTCTGGCTTGTGTTGTGCCATACCTGTAGCAAATGACTGAGTCATCTGAGTTCGTGCAGCAAGATTAGATGCACGTGCAGTTTCTGCTCTTTGTGCTGCTTGTTGACGGAATGCTTCTTGTTTCTTTTCTGGTAGTGCATCATGTGCTTGGATATATTTTTCCAAATGTTCATGCATGATTTTCTTTTTACCAGAGAGTTTCTTACCTGCTTGAATTGCAGCAAGACCTTCAGCATGTTTCTGACGAATGTCATTAATAGGCATCTCATCAATCTTAGTCTGAATATTTCTTTGATCAGCAGAACCATTGTAACCTAGTTTCTCCATGGCATCAGTATGATGTTGCATTGGAGCAGCAAGAGATCCAGATGGTAGTTTAGAAGTCTTCTCTAATGCATCAAGTCCTGGATTGCGATAGTTTGGTTCTTGTGAACCATACTTGGCAGAGATACCATGATGACCAACTGGCTTACCTTCTTTGTCGTGTAGTGTAACAATTAAGTCAGCGTTGGAGTTTACATCCTTAACACCAGTAGTCTTTTCGTGGTCACCAGCGACATTTGGTTTGTCAGCGTTGGATGTCCAGTGGACATTACCAATATGAGCATGGTCGCCAATATGTCCTTGGTCTGTCATACTTTTCTTAAATGCTTCCGCAGATTGTTTAGCGTGACGATCAATTTCTGTATATGCTGCAGGTGGAATCTTCTCTTTTAGTTTATCATGAACTTGCTCTGGAGTACCAGCATGGTCTGGATTATCAGAGAATGAACGATGATGTTCTGGAAGTTTAGTTTGTGGATGCAGATACTTTGCTAAAAGTAACTCGTGGAGTTTACCTTTATCATCTGATTCAACAGATGAAGACTCTGCTTCTAACAGTAAGTCTTCGTTTAGTTTTTCTTCTTTAAGAAATGATTTAAAATTTAACATTGTTGGCTGTCTTTCATTAGATCCATTTAACAAATTAGTAGTCTACTATTTAGGGTTAAAGATACTTGATTTTTATAGCATTTATCCTAGTTGGGTCTTTAGACTCGAATGCCTTTATAGCATCTTCTAGGTTTTTGATACCTGTTTTTGCAGAGTTATTCTGTGGCCAAATATAGAATCTGGCATGTATAAACCCGATATGATTAACATTGTTTGCTTTGGCAAGAAATAGAATAGGAGCATAGATATCGGTTTCTGAATATGTTGGATACTGAGGAGTTTTATATTCATAGGGATTTATGCTTATGTGATACTGTCCTTGTAATTCAAAGATATTGGCAGATTTAGTTTTCTTAAAAACTATGTCTCCATCAATAGTGCAATTACAATTGTTTATACCAAAATTTGTGGATCCAAAATCTTTGCCGAACATAACTGTTGCTGCAACTTTAGGATCTCTGAGAGGGTATCCAAAATAAGCACCTTTCTTTAGATCCCAAAAGTCATATCCATTAAGTGTTTTGTTGATACCCAAACCATCACAAACTGTTTCAATTTTGTTGGCAAATTCTTGCACCTCTGGGAATTGACTCATGTTTGCTGTAGTTAATCCCAAATCAGTACTACCACCATATTGCTGGAAGTCTCCTGCTTTAGATCCTTTCTTCAATGAAAGAAAGACAACATCAGTTCCTTTGTATTTAAAGGTAGCATCAGCCTTTGGTCGCCCAGCAGTATACTGATCAAACTCATCTATGGTATAGTAATGATCACCAATCTTTAATCTTATCTCACCATGTTCTTTTAATAATAGTTTTAGTACAGATTGAGTAGCCTTAACCTGCTGTCCTTCTGCTGCTTCTGTTTTATCAGATTCAGTTTTAACTCTAGCAGGTTCATGTATTAAGAAATAAAAAGCACATGCGATTATAAACTTATCCACAGACACGCTTGGGTCAAATGAAGATGTATATACTGTTTTTAAAAATACATCTATGGCAGTTTGGGATTTAGTCATACCACCTTTAAAACCAGTCGGTTTTATTGGTAAATTTTTAACAGATCCACTACCATTTCTGAAAGTGACACTGCCTGTGAAGATATGACATTTCACAGCTTTGTCTGATATTAATTTATCTAGAACTTTTTGTTGAGTATCAGTGAACTTAGCAAAGACTTTCTCCCAATTTGCTTTGGTAGATTTAGTTAGTTTCGCTTGGACTGCTACGAGATCTAATTCGTTGGAAAGTTTTGCCATCAATAACCTTGTAAGTAACGAGGTTATTTATCTTCTTTGTTTAGATGCTCGAATAGTTCTTTGGTACTTACGATCCCACTTAACGATCTGCTGCATCAGTTTAGGAATTGCAGCGTTATTACGATAGTCGTAATTGAATGTTTTGAGGATGTAGTTGAGAGTGGAAGAATCCTTAT